AGGGTGCCAATCAGTTTACGGCGGCACCAAAGGCGGTGATGCCCTGAAAGACCCGGGCGCGCCTAACCTAAAAGAACTCAAGTGGCGCATTGCGTTGTGTACGCAGCGCGACGTCGTGGTCAACGGTTCGACCATGGAGCTGCGGCGCGTTGGTGTCATATTGGGTTGGGCCAGGATCAAGTCGTACTATGGGCTGCCGGCGTTTGTTGGCCATCAGGGTTTTACCATCGTCGATGCCGCGACCCGGGCGACTCACGCCATTACGGTTCGTATGGGTTACTACCTCGACTACGCGAGCGCGGCTTGGGTATATGAGGAGCGTCTGATCTCGCCACCACGTTGGTACAAGATCCTGGGTTTCTCCGAATCTGGAAACTGGGTGACGCTGACGACGCGCATGGTCGAGAAGTCTGATGACGCGTTGCCGCCGCATAGTGATTTCTCGCCGCAGCCAACCAATGTCGAGTTATGATATCGATCGAGTTTACGCCATGGGGCAGCTTTCGCGCCCGTAAGCGACCGGCCGAGATCAAGCGTTGGTTGCACGCGATCGGCAAAGCTGGTGTTGAAGCATTCAAAGGTGGCATGGGTAAGTTTCCGCCGCCATCGTCACCAGGAGCTTGGCCGAACAGCCGTAGTGGCAAGCTAAAAGGTTCGATCAACTACGAAGTCGGCGGCGGTGGCGCCTTCAACGAAACCGTAACGATCGGCACCAACACGCCGTATTCGATGTATCTGCGCAAAGGTACCGGCAGGATGGCACGGCGCAAGATGTCCGATAACGCAATGAAAGAAGGCGTCAAAGCTGGTCGGCTTGGACAATGGGTCGAGTGGGTTAAGTCATGACTGCTGATGTCGTCATGCTTTCGATCTGGGTGTTTGCAGGAGCACTTGTTATCACCACGCTCTGGTACGCGTTGCAGTGATGGACGCTATCACGCCCAAAGAGATCAAGCAGGACACGCGCTTTCTGCCGGCAGTGGCGGAAGCCGTAGGGCAATGGTTTCCAGAGCTTGGTGGTCGCGCACTGGCAGTGTCCGAGGTGACGATTACCAAAGAGAATATTCCAACATTGCCGTTGGCGATGGTGGCGTTTGTACGGTCGGTTGGTAATCAGCCTGACAATAGCACTTCCGAAATGTTCGACATCGTCGACAGTTTCGTGATCGAGTTCTGGTTGGAGCCGGCGCGTTACAAGAAGGCCAACGGTTCGGAAACGCCGTTCTGGAGTTTCTACGATTACGATGCGGTGCGCGATACGCTGTTGTCGAATCTGGTGCGCTGGGAGACTCCGAATGGCGAGCGTATCGCCTATCGCGGTCTGACTACCGAGGCGGAACAGCTAGCAGTAACCCTGACGTTTTCGTTCGTAGCGACGTTTCGTTGGTGTCCGTCGAAGCCGGCGTATCTCGGCGAGCCGTTCACGGTTGGCTTCAATCTGTGTGCGCCGCCAGCGTGTATTCCAGATCCATGTGAAGATGTGGAGATCGACCCGTGCGCTCCGTCTCCGTGAAAATAGGTTCTGCAACACCGACCAATAGGAGGGCTACCATGCCCATGATCTACGTGCGAACCAAGCAAGGCCGCGCCGCCTATTATGAAGGCCGCGTTATTCCGCAGGATAAGTTCATTCCTGTCACTGAAGATCAGTACATCCGCCGCTTGATCGACCACTGGGGCGATATCGAGCAGGAAGGCGGCGAGCACAAGCAATCGGAAGATAAAAAGAAGCCGCCGGAAGGCACACGCGGACCGACGCCACGGGCAGCAGCAGAGCCTTCGCAGCCCGTCCACGACAAGAACTAATCCACCCCGAACCGCCGAACCGGCGAAAAGGAGCGACCTATGTCAATCGACAGCCTGCGGTCCGGCGCCATCCGGATTTGTTTTGATCCCAGCTTGAACGCGTACAAGAGCAAGTGCCGCATCCTGGTCGAAGGTCAGATGCTCGATACCGGCACCGCCATTGATGGCGAGCTGTTGCAGATTCCATCGCTGCGTGATGTCGATGTTCTATTCGGCGAAGGCAGCATCATCGCCGAGGGCCTCAAGGTTTCGTTCTTGTGCTGCCCGAACAATGCGATGGAGTTCTTCGCGTTACCGCACAAGGATGCCAGCGTCGGCGCCGATCAAAAGGCTTCTTATACGCTGACCTTTACCGGTGACGCCGAGAGTGATGGTCGCGTCGATCTGTTCATGCTCGACGGTCGCTATAACACTTCGACGCGGGTGCACGAAGGTGACACGCCAACCGAGATCGCGGCCAATGTAGTGTTGTCACTCACCGCCGAGGTCGGTCTTCCATTCACTGCTACGGCAGCCGCCGGTGTCGTCACGTTGGTCGCGAAGAACGGCGGCTCTGTCGGCAACGGTCTCAACGTCATCTATAACTGGCACCAGCGTCGCGACTATGCGCCGGTCGGCGTCAAGATGGATTTTGCCGTGGCGGCAGAAGGCACCAACATCGCCTTCGTGTTACCGAACTATCAGGCCATTCTCGGCGAATGTTGCTACTGCTGCATCGCCATGCTGTACGCCAATGACGACTTGCAGGATGCGATGATCGCCTACATCGCTTCGGCGTGGTCGTGCGACAAGCCACAGTGCTTCGGTCACGGCTACACCTACAACTACGGCACACTCGGTCAGATCCTGGCTTCCGATACCAACTCGGCCGAGGTCTGCCGCATTGCGCAGTGCTATTCGGATCCGGTGGCGGGATGGCTGAAGGCGGCGGCGTTCGCGGCCACCAGCTGTTGCTCGACCATCGATCATCCGGAGATGTCGGTGCAGGGGCCGAACTTCGGTATCATGGCCTGCCTGCGTCAGCCGGAATCCTGCACGCAATGCTTCACCTTCGACGAGCAGCAATTGTTGCAGGCTACCGGCTTCGTCGTCATGGTTCCGCTGCAAGGCGGCACTGGTTCGATGACCCAGCCGATGGTGGTCAATGACTCGACCAACAATCGCTACGACGACAACGGCCGGCTCAACGCGACGTGGTGGAACACCAATTCGCGACGGTTGGCGGCGGCGACGGCGGATCAGGCGGCGATCGCACTCAATCAGGTGATCGGTCTTGGTCTGTTCACCAAGAACACCACGGTTCCCGCGGGCGTGCGTGGCACCAATCCGCGCATGATCCTGGGCCAGTTCCGGGCCTGGGCGAAGTCGCAGGTTGGCTATCTGTTCTCGGAGTTCGACAATATCGACAACGACATCGTACTGAAGACCGATTTTGAGATCGCACCCAAGTGCCAGGGCATTCCCGGCAAACTGTGGATCGATTTCACCTATCGGCCGCCGGTGCGGATCTCCACCATCATCCTCAACGCCAAGCCGGCGTTGCTATCGAACTGTTAAGCGGCAGCGGGCCTGGGTGGGGCGGAGCAGCGACGGTGACCGCTACTCCGCCCCTAGGCCCGGCGGTTTCCCTGAGAGGAGCTTGCCGGACCTGTGCCAGCATATAGGCATCAGAGGAATCATGGCTATGCCTCCTCGCAGTCAAGCGCAGCGCCGGGCGATGTACGCCGCGGCGGTCGGTAAAAGCACGATCGGAATCCCGAAATCGGTCGGCAAAAAGTTCGTCAAAGCAGACAAACCCGGTAAGCTGCCGAAGCGGGTAGGACCACGACGTCACAAGTGAAGGAGAATATCATGCTAGGACTTATCATTCCGTTGGGTGTTCCCGGCGGTGGCAGCCCCGATCAGAGTCTCCCCGGTCAACCCGGGCATCCGTCACAGGGCCTTCCTGGTAGCGGCGGGCACCCGTCCCAGGGCCTCCCTGGCGGCGGCGGTCATCCGTCACAGGGTCTTCCTGGTCAGGGCGGCGGTGCCAGCACACTGCCGACCGACGAAGCTTGGATTCTCGCCTACAGCCCGCGCGGCGGCTACAGCTGGGTCAAGGCCAGCGATCTCGTTGGCAGTGGCCACCGTCCAGGACAGGAGCTTCCGGGTGGCCCTCCCGGACATGCATCCGGACAGCCCCTTCCTGGCGGTGAGCACGGTTCTACGCAGCCGGTGCCGGGACAGCCGCCGCATGCATCCGGTCAGCCGGTGCCTGGGCAGCCGAATACGCCGTCCAATCAGCCGGGCGGTCCTGCACCAAAGAAGTAAGACATTCCGTAAACCCGACATGTCGCCTGAACGGTCGCCAATGGCCGTTCCGGCGGTATTTCCAAGCGAGGGAGACGAACAGTGACCTGTGAAAATCAAGTTGGCGTCAAGAATATCCTCATGACGTTCCTCGACTGCGACACCGGCGCTGTTTACGGCCCGATCGCGCACAAGCTGTCGAGCGAGGATCTGCCGACATGGCGGCTGTGTCCGTACAACAACGATACGTTGCCGCAAGGCTACGTTAAGCGTAAGCCGGCCAATCCGGAGGTGGAGATCAAGGTCATTCGTGATCTTCGAATTCCGCTCGCGATGTACCAGGGCTGTAGTGACGTCTCACTCCAGGTCGAGTACTTCAACGGGCTGGTCTATTCGGCGGCTAAAGGCACCGGCACCGGCGATACCAAGAGCGACACCCATGAAGCCGAGATGACTATCAGCTTCAAGGAGATCGATGAGTTGCTTCCAGCTGGCACGCTGGAATCGACCGAACAAGTCATTCAACCCACCTTCGCGGCGGCGGCGTAATTCATGGCAGAACCAACAACCGTGGTAAAACTGCCGGACACCCCGGGAAGGATTCAGATCTCCTTCCCGTTGGGTGACCGTGAGATCGACGGTGCTGTTATCAAACCGTTGACGTTGCCAGCGTTCGTCGATTGCGTGGTGGATACGCGCACCATGCAAAGCCCGAATACGTTTGAAGCCAAGCTCAGGCGTAATCGGCTGCTGCGGCAGGTTGTTTTCTATATGGGAAACACCGTGGTGCCGGTAACGTCGGAAGAGTTGCTGCGCATGCCAATCCCGGTGGCGCGTACATTGATCGACAAGCTTGATAGTGGCGACGGTCCGGTTGGCAAGATCATACGCAAGGGTGATGGCATCAGTGAAGCCATTGTCTACGAGTTGGGGACGCCGATCTCCGGCGGCCAGGGCCGCCAGCCGATCAAGGAACTCGAGTTCCTGGCGCACACCTATGGTGACGTTGAAGACATCATGTCGGCCGGCACCGGCTTGCAACAAGCCTTGCTGCTGATCTCGACCATCGCCAAGCCGCTGGGTACCAGCCTGACGCAGCTGCCATCATGGGCGGTGAATCAGGTATCGGCGACTGACGGTCTGATGATCAGCAACGATGTGCTGCCGTTTTTTCTAGGGTCGCCGGACGAGTCATAGAACGGGTCGAAGAGTACCGTTATTACTCTTCATCGGCCGGCGACATGCGTTTGCTTTCCGTACCTTTGTTGACGATGCGCATGGCAGCGTTCGACAAGGTGCACCGGCGCGAAATCAAAAACAGAGTGATACTTGCAGGGGGAAAGCCCTAGCCTATGGCTAGTTTCACCGAACAGGCTACCCTTAAAGTCAACGATCAATCATCTGCGGCGATCGCTAAGATCAACGCGGAACTGAAGAAACTTGACGCGACCGCTAGGTCGTTAAAAAACAAAAACATCAACATCAAGATCGATGACAAAGGTCTCACGCAAGCTGTAACCAAGTTAGCTGCGCTACACAAACAACTGAGTGGGCTGCACTCGGCGCGGATCAATCTCAACGTCAACACCAGCGCACTTACGCAGGCGCAGAACCGTATTAATCAATTACGTCAAAACGCGGCACGCGCGATCAATGTCAACATGCGAGCCGCTGGCGGAGCCGGAGCCGGCGGAGCTGGAGCTGGGACTAGAGCCGGAGCCAATCGTCGCGGTCTCAGGCAGACCGGCATTGGCTACCAGATGGGCAACTTCTCTCCCCTGCGTGGCGCTGCCAGCGTTGTGATTGGTGGTACGGTTTACGCCGTAGCCGCAAACGTAACGCGAAGCGCAGTTAGCGGCGTGATGGATTCGGAAGACGCCCGTATGCGGTTGCGGCAATCGGGTTTTGACAAGCCGCCGGAGATAGGGCCACCGCGAGAGGGCACGCCACAGACCGATTGGATTATGGCGATGGCGCGGAAATCTCAGGAGCAATACCAGAGAATTCCGGCTGCTGAAATTGCCAATGCTGCGGTCGAGCAGCTTAACGCACTCAGGGCCAACAACGCCAAGTCTTGGGAATATCAGGCGGCCTTGGACCGGATTGCGGCGAACGCTCAGACTATGACTACAACTTTCAAGGATTCTCATGAGGGTGCAGAAGCCGCACGCCAGCTTGAGCGCGTCAGTCAGATCATGGGCCAAGACGTCGACAACACCAAAATTAGGGCGATTCAAGACGCCGCGATGCGGGCGATTATCGCCACCGGCGGTGAGATAAAACCCGAAGAGGCAGTTCGCTCGCTTCAGCAATTGGGATCGACAGTCACTAAAGGGCTGAGTCCTATGGGACTCACCAACTTGCTGCTGGTCAGAGACGAAGGTGGCAGGCAATCAACTGCCGAATTTCGCACCGCCATTCAAGATCTCCAGAAAGATAGCCTGAATAAGAAAGATAAGGCAGCCCAAGCTGCGCTCGGGCTGCGCCAGAAAGGCGGTACCGCGGACCCTGCTATGGTCAAAGAGGCGACCTCCGACTTGGTGGACTTCACCAAGAATAGGATCATGCCGCTGTTGGAAAAAGCCGGGGTAGATCAGACCTCGTCGTCGGATGTCGGCACTTGGCTCGATAAACACGGTTTCTCGACGTCTGGCGCACGCGCCTTCGCCGCCATTGTCACCAACCTGAAGAGTGGAGAGTTTCAACGCCAGCAAGCGGCGGCGCAGTACGTGGATCTCGACCCACATCTCGGCGACAATACATTCCGGGGCGGGTCAGAACGCTTATCAGCGTCGTTCCAAACTGCATTGGCGCGGTCGCTCGACAAAATGGGGCCGGCTTTTGCCGAGGCGATCGCGCCGTTCTCGATAGCGATGGATAAGGCTGGGAAGGCAGCCGAATTAGGTAACTACAGCGAAGCAACGGGTCAGGTGACGAAGGGCATTGCGCAGATGATGGGCGGCCCGGCAGGCGCGATAATGACCGCCGTGGCTGGTGCCAGCGCAATCAAAACATTTCTTGATCCGAGGTCTACCCCGTTTGAAAAGGCCGCGGCCATGATGCTCACCGCCGGCAGTTCGCTGTTGACGGCGGCGGGATACATCACGAATGCCTTCGGCGCCAAAGATCCTGAGAAGGATCTTATGAACCTACAGGAGTTGAAGAGAACAGCTCCAGCAGAACTTGATGCGCTTAAAAAGCGTCTAGCAGAAGAAGAGGCGAAGCCTTTACGGGGGGATATAAATACTAGGCGAAACATGAGCACAGTCCAGGTACTCGGGGCGAGGATTGCAGCCTTAGAGGCGCAAAACAGAACCATCGATGCTGAGATCGCCGCCGCCGAAGCTCGTGTTGCTGCTC